CGATCTCAAGCAGACCATCCTCCCCCGCGGCGTTTGCGTTTTTGATAAAGACCGAAACGACTTCCTGCATGATGAGCGACTGACCGACGGCGTCGTTACCCGCGCCCGCGCCTACGTCGAGAACCCCGAAGTCGTAGACGTCGATGGTAAACGTACCGCCCGAGGCGATTGTTTTGGGACTTGATGCGGTATGCGCCCACTGCCAAGAACGGTTGATCTCACCAACCTGAACCCCGCTGTCGAGCGTGTCACTAACCTCCGTAAGGATAGACGCGGTTGTAACCTTACCGTCGTCCATCGTATTACGAAGAGTGGAAGAGACCTTAGCTGTCACCTTTGTCGATTCTACGGATCGATTCGCCATTGTTTCACCTTACATTACCGGAACAGCTATTTTGAAATTGTACGAAAGAACCCACTCATACTCGGTGTCTCCCGTCCGCACTCCGAAGTCGTTTAGTTTTTGAACGGTCATTACCGACCCGTTGTCTAGCTCCATTACTTGCGGCTTGATCGAGGGATGCCCGCCAAACTTCTGCATAATTAAGTCGATCAAAGCCGCCGCGATTCCCTTCGCCGATCTCGCGTCCGTGTCTACTTGTCTCGCGTGAACTCGGAATTGAAACGGCACGTCTTGTATCTCGCCGCCCTCGTCCGCGTCGTCGTTTGCTGATGTCATCCTCGTTTGTACCGCCCCCGCCTCCTGCTCGAAAACGCAGTAAGGCCAAGGGCCGTCCGGCGTCGCCTCCGCGTCGTTCAGTGCCGTGAATTTTGTACGATCCCCCGCCGCCCAGAATTTTTGGAATTCCCAGTTAAGGCCCGAGTCCGTCCAGAGCGTTGTTACCGCCTTGTGAATGTCCGCGGAACCAACAGCCATCATTTATCCTCAATTGGCGGGGGAGGAACTTCACCCGATTGCTTTTCGGTAAACCATCGTATGTAGTGAGTCAGTGTTTTTATCGCGTGAGTATTTGACGTAACGCATTTTGTCATCTCGTCTCGCGTCTGGTCGATTTTCGTATTTGTGTTACCCGTACCAAACCCGTGCTCATCCGAGTTTTGGTGCATATCAATCAGGTCAGCCGTCGCTCGCTTTGTGGTTTTTACGTCCCACGTTAAGTTTATCCCCCAGCCCAGTATGGGTAGGCTCGCCGCCCCGATAATATATAGTGCAATTTCCGCCGTCATCGGCTTCTCATTTCTACTTGATCGGCCCGGTTAAAATTCGTTTGATTGTTCCGCGGTTTTCGCGTAGGGATCGCTGCAGAAAGGATCGGTTCATTTTTGTCTCTAGCATCAAGCCGTAGTCTAGTGGTGTAGCAACAAATCCTTCCCACTGCTTTCTCCCGGTACTACGCACTCCCGAAAAAATTGTCTTCATCAGTTGCGTTGAATCGGCCTTCGGAAATTCGCCGGATTTACTCCTGTTGGTTACGACTCGTCCGCCGCGTGGTCCCGTCCCTTTCGTTACCGCGAGGCTTATATTCCGGATGACCTTATCCTTCAAAAACGCGGTAGCAATTCCTGTTCGCTGCCGCATTGTCAATGCTATTTTGTTTACGGTCTTCTCGATAAACCACTTTTCTTTAATCTGACGGCCAAAGGAACCAACGCCTCGCCGAGACCGGGCGGCGAGTACAGCTGCGTTTGGCTTTGGTATCCCGGCCATGTTACTCCTCTAGGATGTGATTCGATTCAATGCCTGCTGGAATGCGGGCATGTCTTTTTCGTACTGAGGTTGTGAGTTGTATACGGTACTCCCCGGATTGACCAGAAAATTGCCGGGCATGTTTTCGATTTGCTCCATTTTCGGAAGTGGACCCTTGATCACTTTCGCGTCGCCCGAGTCAACTATCCGCCGCAGCTCGCGGCAAAGAGTTTTCATCCGGTCAACGTCAAGCGCCCCTATTTGATCTGGTACGCCGCCCAGCTTGCCGTCCCCCGACAGGGTTCCGTTTTTCCGCATGAAGCGAGCGACGTGGGCCAGGGCCTTCTCGTCGTCGTGAAGCGGGTCGGTGACTTTGTATGCCAGATCCGCCGGTTTGACGAGGATTTGTTGGCCCTTGGTTTTCGGGAATCCGCCGAGCGCCGTTACCTGATCGACGGGGACGCCCACCGACTCGCCTGTTTGTGGGTCTCGGACGGACTTACTGCCGTCTATCGCGGACCGCATACGCATCCCGGGAATTGCCTGAATGAGCAAGTCCGAGTTACGGTGGTGATCGGCTTCGACGATAAATGGTGCCACTGTTGTGCCTTCTGACATTGGTAGGTTCTCCAATTTGTCTGGCTAGGTTCATTTAAAAAATAAAACACGCCGCCGGGGAGAACCTAAGTTACCCGACGGCGTGCCGGATGACCCGAGCCGAGGCCCGGATTATTACTGTTTACGCGGTCGCGGTCGTTGTGATGGCCGCTGCCCCGCCCCGCTCCAACTGCCCGCCGTATCGCGCCGTGGCGGTCATCAGCATTGAGTTGTTACGAACCAAGGTATCGCCTTCGGTCGTGGATCGCATTGTGAAGCCACGTCGGCGGTACATGCGATAACGCCCAAGGACGGCGTAGAAGATTTGGGCGTTCGTCAGAGTCTCGTTGATCTTATAGTCACGCTCCATCCAACTATAAGACGAGTAATCCATGCCGCCGAGACGCCGAGCGTCCGCCGCACCGACGGGCAAGGCCCGAGCGCGTTGGTAGCTCGTCTCGGTCCCGCAGAACACCGCGGTGTTTCCGACGGGGCCTTTGTGTTCCGGCTTGGCGACGCCAAAGCGGAGCGACTCGTAAGAGCCGAGCGACTCGGACGCACCGAATGCAACCGAGGTTGTACCCGACTTGTTGATGATGCCCTCGGGTTGGGTCGTTCCGTTACCCGCCGCGATGACGTCGTCGAGGTCTTCCAGCAGTCGCTCGCCGTACTGGGTCGTGATGATCCCGCCGAAGTCAATCGGCGTATCGGAAAGGAAATCCAGTCCGACGCGGATAGCACCCTCCCAGCGGAAGATGGTAGTATCAAACGCGGAGACATACGCCGCGGTATTGAACAGGCTGATTGCCGTGTCGTCCACCCCGCCCCACGCTCCGGTCACGCGACCGACAGAGACGCCTTCGACCCGTCGTCCACGATCCAGAGGAATCGTGTTGACCTGCGGGAAGAGTTCGCCGTGAAGGAACGGTACTTGGATGACGAGGTCATCGAACGCGATTGGGGCAGCCTCTAAACCGCCGGACGTCGCGTCGTCGATCAACGCCTTCTGTTCGTGCGGCGTCAGCTTGCGGCCCTTGATGTCGGCGTAGTCGCCACCGTCCGAGGCACCGCCCCATTTTTCGTTTTCAAGAGCGTAGTGCATGAGGTCTTGGTCGTGAGGACTCAAGAAGCCAAATGCCTGCCCCCTCGACCCGAGCTGGGCCGACTTGACCATGAACTTACCGAAGGCTCCGGCGATGGCCAGATCCTTTTCGGACCCCGTATGGAGAACCCGACCGTCGGCGTAGTCCTTAACCGGCTGCCCGGCGAACGGGTGCGGTTTTTGGCCGCCCGATTTCGTGGTCTGCGTCGCGGGATAGGTGCAGACAGTCTTCGTGTCGGCGTACCGCTCCATGACGCCCTTGACGCGAACCGAAGAAGTTTCCTTCCCGTCGATGTCTAATGCCGACTGACCGCCGATGCGGGCGATTGTTTTCGCCAATTCGGACGGTTGAACTTTCGCCTTGGTGGCGGGAACTTCCGGGGCTTTGACTTCCGGGGTTTCGACCGTTTTGGTTTCGGGCGTCGTCTCGGGTGCTGGCTTTTGGGCATCCGTCATGCCCTTGACCATACTACCGATAGCGTCGGTGAGCTTGTCGATTTTGCCCTCAATCGCGGACGACTTCTCGGCGTCGGGATCAACCGACAACTCCGAAAATTTAACGGGAGACAATTCGCCAGACGCTAACGCAGTTCCGGCGGCCTTTGTGAACTCATCGTCTGTTGCGTCGCTCTTCACGTCGCAATTTTCAACGAGCCAACTCTTCAAACTTGCTGTCAGATTCATAATAAAACCTTTTCGTACTGACGGCTTCAGATAGTCACTGACCACGACCGCCGTGCTCTTACGTGACGCTAGTTCGTACCCACAAGAGTACGATACTGTTTTCCTTTTTGCTCGCTGACGCGGGCGGTATCCATCGCTCGAAGGACCTCTAAAATATGTTTCTGGTCTTCGAGATTTCCGGTAATGATTATTTCCATTGCTTGCTTGGCTGTGATCTCGTCCGCGGACGTCTCCTCGGTCGTAGTCGCCGAGTCGATGATACCTGTGAGCTTTGTAATACATCGCTCGCAGATCGCCTTACCCCCGCGCGTCATGTCGTCCTCCTTCTCGGACAACTCCTCGATATCCTCCTTGACGTCGATGACCGCTTGTAGGTTCCGCTGAGACATTACCCGGCCCGCCTTGTCGCCCGTCAACTCGCCGGACTTGGACGGGAACCCCGGACTACGTTCGATGATCTCGGTAGTTGTTACGATTTCAACTTCTTCCGGCGTCCCTTTGTATTTCGGTTCGCCGTCCTTGGTCTCCCACCCCACTTTGAAATACCTGAACTCGTCGGGTACTCCACTCTCGGGCTTCTCGACGCATACAACTACGTGGTCGGAAAACGTACCGGCCAACCAAACCCAGTCGCGCTCGTCGATACCGACGGCCATGGATTCCAGATAGGATTTCGCGGAGCGTCGCAGCTTGTCCTCGACGTCCTCCCACGATCCGTCTAGCGGGCAGCCGTGATGTTTTACTTCCGCGTCTTTGGTCGTTGTTGTTTCTGTTTCGTCTCCGGTTTTTTCATCGGTTTCTTCTGGTGTACGGGTTCCGCCGCCGCATTGGCATTCGGTCGCGTCTGACTGTTTTTCATCCGATTTCCCCTCGGTCTCAATCTCAACATTACCGTCGTCGTCGATCCAAACCGTGTTCTGGATAACGACGCCCTTACGCTCGCCCTCGACTCCGCCCAGAGCAAATTGTTTTTTGCGGCGAGATCGGATATCTTTTCCTTGGGCCTTCATTAGTCCCGAGGTCAGCTTCCCGCCCTCGACCATTGAGAGTAGAACTTCTTCTGTCTCGGCATCAACGTTCGACGGCACGGATACCATCGAGGCTTCCATGATCTCAAAGCGTTTGATATCAAAACCGCCGGGGGAAGTCGTCTCACCCTCGTCCTCCTTCAGTGTGTCAAATTCCAGCGCTCGGAATCCGTGGCTATACCGAGCCATTCCGTTGTCGGCCATTACCGCCGCGTCGTGAGCCAGCTCACCCATATCGATAATGGCGGAAATTAGTGTTAGTTTGTTCGCGGTGTGCTCGGCGACGGCCAGCATTTTTCCGATAGGAAGCGAGTGGACGTGTTGCCAAAGCAGGAGCATCGACGGATCGACTTCGGCCCCCGCCGTCCGTAGGATGTCGCCGTCTCGGTCCTTGCTCGTCGTCGTGAGTATATGACGAAAGACCATTAAGGTGTTTGGCGGTAGTTCAATCTCGACGTCGGCGGCTTTGATTGACTTGACCGAGACACCCGGCTGCTTGCCGTATAGAATCCCTTCCTTTTCGCCGCCCTCTATGGTCATTTCCGGGTTGCGATACGTCAGAGTTTTCGCGGCCTTCCGCATGACGTCGTCGAATGACTGACCCTTAGCCGCGGCGTACTTATAGCACGCGTCGGACCCGACGCAGTCGAGCAGTGTTTGTGTATATCGATCCGCGGTGAGGATACCGTTACCGAATCCGGTTTGCTTTTGTCCGCGGGTTTTGATCGCGGTTAAAAGTTGTTCGTTAGGGCTTGGCATATTCTTGTCCTGCGATTGGTCCCATAGGCTTTGGCACACCGCCAAGGCTTGATCCGCGTCCGCCGTTTCGATTTCTATTTCGTCGTCCGATACGCATCTGTTTATAAATTCCGCCTCATTCTCGTTTGATCGCGGAGACGGTAGGGGCATTATAAGTCCCGCCTACCACCTACGTAGTGAACGTTAAGATTTCCGTTTGTTCCGGCCCCTCGCGTGAATTTGATCGTCCGCAAATCGTCGTTTGTAAAGTATTTCGGGGGATCGGCAACGGCCAAAACCATACCAACTCCCTGCGCCGGAACTCCCGCCCCGTCCATAGTGTACCGGACGGGGCGGGTATCGGCCTGCAGCTCCGCCCCCGCCGTTCCGGACGTATCGGAATCCGGGAACGTTAGATCATCAACTGTTTTGACGTCCGCGTTCACTACAATTTGTTCGTATTTGAGATAGGCCATAACCTACGCTTTCTTTTTCTTCGCAGCCTTTGCGTCGGCCCTGTTTTTCTTCACCTTCGCTGCTGTTTCCTTTTTGGCCGCTTTGACTCGCCGGGCGGATGCCCTGAGGACCAGCTTGTCCTCCGCGGCTTTCGCAACCGCTGCCCGGACGTCCGCGGCGACGGTGTCGCGTTCGGCTTTCAGCGTCCGTGAGAACGCACGACCGACCCGACCGGCCAGCGTTTTGTGTAGGCGTTTGACGAAGGTCAGATCATGTTTTCGTGTCAGAGAATCCAGCCACAAGATAATGTCTTGGATACCCGGCCACGCCCCCTGCCCCCGCGGCGGCGAGGCGTACGGCTTCGCGGCTCGGACTCTCGCCCGTAGCCGCCGAACAGTTCTATCTGTTTCACGAAACAGGCTTTCGATTTTTGCCTGCGACCCGTAGCACGCGAGATCGGCGACGGCGTGTTCGTTTATGCGCACAGTTCGAGGCGGGGCGGCTGCCTGGATTTGTGCGTTTGTTCGTGGCTTGGCCACTTCTGTTTGCGGACTTTTACGGTCTGCCATTTTGTGTCATCCTTACGGGTGGACGGAACTACCGGATGATGGTGACGAGCTAGACGACGCGGACGAACTAGACGAGCTAGACGATGACCCCGACGAACTAGACAGCGACGACGAGCTGGACGCGGACGAGGCGGATGACGCCGAGGACGCCGAGCTTGTCGATACCGAGAATGAGCTGGACGAGGATGACGAGGACGCCGAGGACGCGGAGCTTGCCGAGCTTGTCGATACCGAGAATGAGCTGGACGACGAAGATTGAGACGACGCGCTGGACGACGATGAGTCCGAGGACGAGCTGGACGAGGACAAATCCTCCATCGCAGAAATACCAAACACGGAACTACTGCCGTGGCTATTCATCGGGCCGGGGAACTGAAGTGATCCCGTTTGGAAGTTGATTAGTTGCGGCTGCGACGTCTCGCCCGATGTCCGGGTATCAACCAATTTCGCTTGGAAGATTTTATTGTCCGTCAACTCTACCGTGACAGAAATGACCGCGCCAGCGTCGGCGTTGTGCTCGGGAGAGTTCGCTGAGTCTTGCCCAGCCTTCCGCATTTCCGTGATTGTTAATGTGCGGGCGGAAAGTCCGGCGGTTGGTCCAAGATGAAAGGTTACATTTTTGGGCATTGTTTTAGCCTTTACGAGAAAAACCCCAAGAGGTGGATACGGCTTTGGTAATCCAAAACCGCAACACCGCCGAGGCTTGTTCGCTTAGGCCGTGATCGTTAGATGCGTCGGAAGATAGCCGACGAGAAAACGAAGTGCAATACCAATCATCATTATTTTTCCGTGGGCCGTCTTATGTGGTCGCGGTAGACGCGGGCGTGTAACAATTTGTTACAATTCCCGTGCACCTCCATCCGTAACGTAAAGTCATTACCGGACATCATTAGATCACAAAACTGTTTATCAAAGTCGCCCATCGACTCGATAAATACGGCCAACGAGTCGTTCTTGAGTACCGACTGAAATCCGTTTGTTTTGCTAGGTTCCCGCTGTTCCCCGTTCAATTTGAATCTCCATTTTCGTTGCGTCGTAAACTAGGACTTCGACATCCGGACCGGCCCAGTTTTGCACCATCCGTTTTACTTTTTTGATCTCCCCCGGCGAGGCGGTTCCGAATAGACGGGCCACGATTCTATCGCCGGGAAAAAACTGCATCCGCTTACAGGATACGTCTACCAATCTCCGCTTCGCCATAGCTAGGTCACCCAATTCACGGGGGCGTTAATATCGATAGTTTGCTTTCGCAGATTCCCGTCAACAAGTACCGTCCACTCGGCAACATTACGCACGGAAATCTCCTCCGCCGCGGTATGCCGGTAGTCTCCGCGAGACCGCCCGCACGAGCCGCACATTGGCATCCGATCCTTGTATAGCATCGGGCCGCCCTCGGCGTCCATCGCAATGACCCCCGACTTGCATCGCTTGCATTTGTGACGAACCCGCATCTGCCGCCACCGCAAAAGATCCGAGTCCATATCGGGTGGCGGGATTAGATCGACCTCGTGAATCCGCTTGTACGTCCCGCACAATTCAACAAACTTAATTTCAACCGTCATCGCCAATACGATGAGATCGACGGAACTCGGCAGAAGTTTTCTGCCGTGTTGGTTTTTCCCCATGTCATCCTCCGAAAGAAGTAACTACTGTACACTGACAGTTTACCCGCTCGCCCACCGGTAGTGCAATATGAGACGGCCACGGAACTCTAACACCGCCCAGCGGCCAGAATCCGTTATCGTCCTCCAGCACGCCGTCGAGGCGGGCGTGAGGTGCTCGCGTCGTGTTCCCTAGAACGGACAGCCATTCCTTTTTCAAAACGACTTCGGGGCCGACCTCCGCCTGAAGCTGATCCATCGACGATACCCGGGCACCGTTTAGTGCGTTGCCGGACTCCGTGCGCGCAATCGCCCGCGCCCGCCTGCGTGCGTAGATGCCCTCTTCGTGTAGCGACGATTGCATGTTTCGGGCCATCGTCTCAATCGACTGGCCGTCCAGTAGTCCGCGGCGTAGGAATCCTGTGATATCACCCTTCGTCGTCTCGTTGACCTTGGGCCAGTACGGTTGAGAAAACGACTCTTTCAAGTTGGCTTTGATATCTCGCCGCATCCATTCCGGCCACTCCGTTGCTATCCGCATCGGTACGATACCCGACGGCGTCTGGAACTGAACAGCACTAATCGGGATATCGTCCTGCGTCGCCAACCACTCCGTCGCCGTCGTCGCCTTATCAGTATCCGCGGGATCGATCCCAAGCAGGACCAGCTGAGCCATCGCGGCCTCGCCCGACGCAATCGCCAGCGGTGGCAACGCCCGGTTTACCAACTCCTCGTCCCAGTCGGGCGGATTGAATATCGAGTCGGCCAGACCCTCCGCCGTGTCGCCGTCGCCTTTGGTCGATAGCTCGGCGGATCGTATCGCCATCCGAGAAAGGTTCTCCGCGGCGGATTGTATCTGGCGGTTGAACATCGGGGCCACGGCATCTTCAACCGCGTTTTCTGTTTCCTCGAACTGCTTGACGTGAATTTCCTTTGAGACCGCCTTACAGATTTCCCGCTCTAGCTGACGGCGTACCGCGACCCGCCTAGACTCGTGGATAATCTCCGCGGTCTGTTTGCAAATGTCGGCGGTTAGTCGGATCGTATTCAACACTGTTCTCGCATTAAAAGAATTAGGGCGACGATCTCACTAATCATCCGCCGCTGCTCGGGCCGGGTATCCCGTCTAGCGACTCCTTGATAGTTCCCGTCAGACCACCGAGCACGTCCTTCACCATTTGGGTTTGATCCTCGCCCGCGTTTTTCGTCGCGATAGCCGCCAGTAGTTTTTCGGTGGCTGTCGTTGTCGCGTCCTTGATACCGCTCGACGCGGTCCCGACTGACTCCGTTACGTTCTCGATATCGGCCTGCCTCGCCGCGGTTTCCTGTGCGAGCTTAGCCGTTAGGTTTCCCATTTGGTGCTTAAGCCCCGCCGTATCCACCGCGTTACGTTGGGACAGTCCCGCCGACCGAGCCGATGCCAGGACCGACTCCGCGAGAACGCCGGGCGTCTCGGACTCGTCGAGGGATACCCGAACAGGCTCCTTCATGTTTTTAGAAATCGCGGACAAGGCGGAAACGATCTCCGCCACCGGCGTAGCTCCGGACGAGCCGATAATTGCGGCTGCCTGATCCTCGGGGATTTCGAGAAAGAGAGACAGCAAAGCCGTAGCCGACTCAGGCTGAACCGCACCGGCTGCGATCTCCTTGAGGATGCTAATGGTTCCGTTGATACCGCCGACCGAGTCGAGTAGTTTGTTTCGGCTATCCGGCCCCGCGGTCTCGTCCGGCGGTAGTCCCAGATACGCCCGGTATTCGTTCTTCGAGATGTCGCCGTTTTTACGGCCCGCTTGCATGTTATTGGACTTAAGCGACGGGTCGGACGGTGAGCACTCCTCCCACCACACTAGTGTCCGCTCGGACTGATCCACCATAGGCCCGGCCAGCGTTGTCATCGCGGTCGATAGCATGTCAAGGTGTGTGTTGACTCGCTTACAAAACCGCTCCTCGATCTTCGCCGCCTGAGCGTAGCCCCCGACGTTGACGGCCTCGCCGAGAATGTAGGGGTGGACGCCGAACGAGGAAAGGATTCGAGTTCGTACGGCCTGTTCGGACTTCTCCCAGCCCATCTCGTTTTGCGTCGCGGATAGCCGCGTGATCTTTTCAATCAGCCCGTCTACGATTGCGGGCTTACCGTAGTTGGCGACCCCGGACATCGACTTTCGGATGGCTCCGTAAATCTGACGTCTCTGCGTCCCGTCCAGCCGCGGGCGGGTCTTAGTCCCCGACGGACCCATCGGATTCTGCCCGACCGTCACAACGACCGAGGGGAATACACCGTTCTCAAAGAATACCCGTTGAGAGGATTGGATGTGATCGTCAATTTGAATTGCCGAGGACTGAGTGGCCGCGGGGGCTAGGGCGGCCATAGGATCGGATGGATTCGGCATGATAGAAACGCCGAAGTTCTCACGCCCAATTTCCGCGGCGTCCGCTGCTGCCGTCGGGTTTTTTGGATCAACAATTTTAATCGCCGAGTAAGGACCGTCCCGATGGATAGGAACAATCCACGTAGTCGGCAATGAGTAAAACTCAATACGCCCATCCTCGCCCTCGCCCGCTATAATAAAGGCGATGCCCGTCAAATTTAAGTTGGCCACAAACGTGTACGTAAACTGCCAGCGGTGTTGAATTGGATTTGGATTCTCCAGCGAGTCGAGCAGCGGATGATCAACAATCAACTCCATCTCATTTTGCACGGCCTTCGCCCGGGCGGCGGACGTCATCCGCATACGCTGGTGGCTTTTAATTCGCGTTGGTGAGGAACGCTCCTCCGGATTCGCTTCAGCCCCGAGTAGTCGCGCGACGTTTACCGGCTGCCCGGCGGCCTCCTGCGCAATCGCATTAATCGCCGCGTAGGTCCATCCACGAAACATCGCGTACCGACGCCGAGCCTTAGCCCCCGACTGCAGCTGTCCGATACCGCCACCGATACCACCGCCCGCGCCGCCTAGTACCCCGGCGGCCTTGTTCCGCTCCGCGTTATTGTAGGCGGTTGTAGTGACGCTTCTGTTTCGGGACATCGCCCGCTCAAGAGCTACTGACATTATTCGTAATCCCTAACTTGTGAGGGTTGTGACGCGGTAATCCGGGCCACCTCTATTGACGTTTCGCGGTCGTATCGTTTCAACTGCCGTTCATAGGCGGCGGATAGATTCGTTAGTTCCGTTTCCATTATTTTTTGCTCGGACCTCATCTCGGACAACGCCTCGGACTGCTGGCTGATGACCGCCTCGGCGTTACGCAAAGATGAACGAAGCTCATCCGACGAGTTCCCGTACGCCGTCGCCCGGGCGTCTAGCTCCGTCAGGGCCGCCGAGACGGACGCCTCTAACGCGGCCTCGCGGTCCGTCCTATCACGTAGGCGGCCAAGTAGGTCACGAACAGTTTTAGTTGTTGCGAACCAGGACGCAATCCAATGCCAGATTACTCGTCGCATGATTTTGCCTCATCCAGTTTCTGTTTCAGGTCGTCATCCAATTCCTGCAATCCCTCAACGACCCCTTCGCCGAATGACTTTGTTTCGATAACGGCTTCTCGATTGGCCGGTAGTTGTTCCATCGGTATTTCTGTCGGCGGTATTTCTTCGACCGGTTCCGGCCCCGCCAGAGGTCTGTAGGTTGTACGTGGCGGCATACTCGCCGGTAGTGACTCGATTGGTATTGAGTGAAGAACAGGTTTATCAAAAACACTTGGGTCCACAGGAACGGGTATGCCACCAAGAGCGTCGGCCTCCGGCAACGGGGCGTGCTCGGGCGGCGAGTCACTATCGGGCCGTCGGGATGCCTCTAGCACCATCCGGGCGTTGACTTCCCGTAGTTGATTCTCGGCAGTCGGTAGGTCTCCGTTCGGAAAGTTCCACGACGTCCGCTGCTCAAGAGTAATCCGCCCGTCGCGCAACGTCCACACCGCGGCCAGCCAGCCCTCGGCGTCGGTCGCTTGGACAAACGACGCATCGAAGGTCTCCGCCGCATTATCGACGGTATCGTGCCCGAGGGCCTTTGCAATTTTGGGGGTGTCTGCCATCCGTAGGTTCTCCTTAAAAGTCTAAAACACCGGGTCGTAATCTCAACCCGTTCGCCTCGCAGTACTCTTCCATCATTTGTGTCAATTCTGTTTGTAGTTTCGTCCCGGCCTTGACGTCATCCTCCCCTCTGTCGATACCACAGTTAAAGCCACACTCAACTAACGCTTCCGTCGTATCCTCATACCGCAAAACCGCCGACATCTGCAGGTAGACTTCCTGCGAACTACCATCCGAATTCATATCCTTTCGACTACGATTAAAGTGGATCGTTTTTCGGTGCGGGTCGCCGTCGCCTATGTTCTGCAGAAAGTCCCCGATTGTCTCGCACGTAATTCTCATGAGGCCACTCCCGTCCCGCCGCCCGTTTTCAGTTCGGCCATTATTTTATAGACGGCCCCGAGTCCGGCGGCGGCGTCGGGGACCGCCCGGCTTTTGACCTCGAACGTTTGGGTGTCTCCCGTATTGGCATTAGTTACCGTCAAAATATGCCGCGTATCCAACTCGGGTTTTGTTGTGAAATAAATCTTATCCGTAACGACGACGCCCCGCTTCTCGAACTCCAGTATTTCCCGACTCGACGCGGATTGTTGCCAGCACTCTCGATCCGTAAAGACCGCGGAGAACGAGTCACGACTACCGCTCAACTCGCCGTTGGTGCGGGTCCGTAGTTTCGCCGTCGCGGTGTGCGGTAGGTAGTCAAGTAGACTCACGATGCTATCATCCATCCCATGTTTATAAAGGCCGCCAGTTTCTCCTGCGTCTCCGGCATCAGGTCGTACTCCCCGCCGCTAAGGATTGCCGTACCCGCGCCCGATAATGTGTATGAGTAATCGCCCAGCTTCTCGGACGTCAACGGCCCGGCCATAAATCCGGCGGATGACTTCCGGCGATTGAAGGCCTTGATGACTCGCCGCACCGTCTCATCAACGACCGCGTCGAAGATAGGTGAGGCGTCAACCAGCGCGTCCTTGCCGTGTAGCTCGTCCGACGTGTAGCCCGCGGTGTAGATGACCTTCACGCTGCCCGGCGTCGTTGGCCAGAGTCCGTGACTCCGCAGGATACCGTCTCGGCATATCGCGGATGAGGCGTCGTCGTTTCCGTCGTACTGAGGCCACCAGTCGTCGCCGATTGTGCGCTCGGTCCCCGCGGCGAACGCGCCCGACTTCGAGCCGAACCGCCCATCGGTATCAATGAAGACCCGCGGGGCCGTCGAGGCGCGCAGGGGGATATGGCGTAACTGTAATTCATCGAAGATTGCCGACGAGATACGGGCTTGGAACGCGGTTGAGTCGTTAGCGTCCCATTGGAACGCCTGGTTCGCGGCGTCTACGTCCATGTTCGGGTAATACTCTGTTCGGGCCGCCTGCACCGGATCGTACCCGAGGTGGCGGCGTATGGCCCCCTCCGCCTTCGTCAGGGACGTCTCAACAACGGCCCGCTGCTCCTCCGTAATCGCCGAGGATAAGCCGATTTCCAGAATGATTTCGCTCGGGTCTGCTATGCGTACCATTACGTTTCACTTAAATGAAATACTTGACGGTCTACCGTTTTCCACTCAGAATCCGCGTTGTCAAACATATCAACTAACATCGTATATGTTCCCGGGTCGAATGCCAAATCTTCCGGCTTTAGGTTCAATCGATTGACTCCGCTTGACGGCGAGTTTTTCGTGATTGTACTCCCCGCCGCGGACGCGGTCCCCGATACTAGCGTGAGCTTAGCCGTTTGTCCGATGACGCCGATAATGATGCGCAGCTTATCGTCGTCGCCGAGCGTTATCGTGCTACTCGACCCGTCCTGAACTGTAATGTCCTTCGTGAGGTTTCTACTCTGATATGCCTTAATAAGTGCCATAGTATCAAATTCCTAAGGATTGGAAAATACGGATTTATTTGGACCCGACGGTGAGAGAAACTTACCGCCCGCGCCAACGCCCTCGAACAGGTCACCGCTCGGGCCGACCGACGCCACGGATTTATCATCGGCCCCGACCGACGTCACAGACGCGGACGAGGGGCCGACCGACGCAACGGACTTACCTGTAGGAAACTCCACTATCCCGTCGCTAACGGACTGTGACGACGCGGACGAGGATGAGGCGGAGCTTACCGACGATGAGGACGCGGACGAGCTGGACGACGCCGAGCTGGACGACGCGGACGAGGATGAGCTTACCGAGGATGAGCTTACCGAAGACGAACTGACCGACGAGGACGAGGCGGACGATACGGATGATGACGTTGAGTTCGACTGAGACGAGCTAGACGACGCGGACGATACGGATGAACTAGAGTCGCTTGATGCCGAGGAAACTGACGATGAGCTTACCGAGGACGCGGAGCTTACCGACGAGGACGAGTCCGATGACGCGGATGAAACTGAAGATGACGAGGCGGACGACACGGATGAAGCCGACGAGCTAGAATCCGAGGAGACGGATGACGGCGACGAGCTGGAGTCCGACGAAACTGATGAGCTGGAATCGCTCGACGCGGACGATACGGACGACGATGAATCCGACGAGGCGGATGAGATCGACGAGCTGGAGTCCGAGGACACCGACGAGACCGATGATGATGAGTCCGACGACGCTGACGATACGGACGAGCTGGAGTCCGACGAGGCGGACGATACGGACGATGACGAAACTGATGAGCTGGAATCGCTGGACGCCGACGATACCGAGGATGATGAATCCGACGAGGCGGACGATACGGATGAACTAGAGTCGCTTGATGCCGAGGAAACTGACGACGATGAATCCGACGAGGCGGACGAAACTGATGAACTAGAGTCGCTCGACACCGACGATGATGAGTCCGAGGACGCGGATGAAACCGAGGAACTAGAATCCGACGAGGCGGATGAAACTGATGAGCTTGAATCGCTCGACGCCGAGGATACCGAGGATGACGAATCGGAGCTTGCCGAGGATACGCTACTGGACGAGTCGGAACTTGCCGAGGATACGCTACTGGACGAGTCGGAACTTGCCGAGGATACCGAAGACGAAGACGCCGAAGAAACAGATGAGCTGGACGAGCTGGACACCGAGGATACTGAGGATGAACTTGAACTCGACGCGGACGATACCGACGAACTCGACGAACTCGACGCCGAGGAAACAGAGGAGCTGGACGAACTCGACATCGATGATACGGACGAGCTGGAATCCGAAGACGAGGACGACGCAGACGAGCTGGAATCCGAAGACGAGGACGACACGGATGAGCTAGACGACGAGCTAACAGAAGACGAACTCGACGGGCTACTGCTCGACGATTCGTTATCAATGACCCCTTGCAGATGGAATTGCCAGAATTGAAGCACGGCCGTTTCCTACGTCAACTCAGTTATACGCCCGAGGACCACCGCCACATCGGCGTCGGTTGGCGTGCCGTCTAGCGCTTCCTCAAGCGTAATTCGGGTATTCGACGAACCGGTTACGCTCGCCACAATACGCCTCGTTTGAAATTTCTGCGCGGCCCCGGCAATGAACGCGATTACCATACCCCCGTCCCCGGACCCGTAGTAGTTCGCGTTCTCCAGCGGCAGGTCGGTATCGAATATTGTGTTCGTGTTGGCGTCGCCCTCGGCGGTTTGTACCGTCACGACTTGGATCGCTAGACTAGACTGTTTCAGATTAACCGCGGCGGGGGCGCTGCCGTCAACCTGCACAATACTGGCACTAGCCACGCCCGCGGTCACAGTAAGCGAGCCGCCGGGGATCGAGGATACTAACGGGGCAATAAACATTATGGAAACATTGTCAGTAGCCACAAACGTGAAGGGGATATTTGCATTCGTGAGCGTGATGGTTTTGGTAGACCCCGTGTAGTCTGAGATAAACGCGCAACCCCACTGGACCTTGGATGCCACGTCGTGGACTATTAGCCATAATCCATTTAAAGCGTCGTCGTCCGGCGGGCCTTCCGTAAGCGTAAATATCTGTTGTGAAGTAACGCTTGCGATGGTTGTATTGACAAGCGCCGCAGGATAGCCGATATCGAATGTGGCTATCGTAGGCGTAACTGTTTGGCCGTTGATTGTCAGGGATTTAAGTACGACACGATAACGTGACCCAGCCGAGTAGAAACCCGCCGTCGTATTATCGGCGAGGTCGATTGTAAAGGTATGCACGCCTGTAGTTGCGTCGAAGTCGATGCCGTCATCAACTAGAGCGTAGCCACTATCTGACGCCCGTTGCGTTGTGTTGCCGTCCTTGTAAATTTCAATGATAGTTGTAGCCAACCCGGTAAGCGTAAGCGACTCACCGTCGGCTCCGAACGAGTCGAATTCAATATACAATTTTGTTCCGGGCTTTACTGTTCCAAAATGTTCCGTCATGACACCAGCCTCATTCTATGCAGCAATTTGCTTTGTGTTAGACCGATCCCAGTACGATCTCCGAACGGATAAGGTGGCGGCGTTCCCGATCCGTATAATTGTGTAATCTCCGCCGAGCTAAGAACTTTGTTCCACACTCCAAATTCATCAATCAAACCATCGAAGAAGTTTGCACCGCCGTGAGTCGCCCCGACCAAGAAGTTGTTCGCCCCATCTTGGCAACCTGTGGTGTGGGCCGCCGTAAGTGCAGTGCCGTCGTTGACGTTTATTCCGATCACGTTTGCCGAAGAGTCGTGCCAGACTACAATGTGGAACCAACTTCCCGTAGTAAGTACGGCGTTCCAGAACTTTTGAGTAACCGCCGAGGCAGACCGAACCGTCCACGATAAACTACCGCCGCCGAACTGAGACATCCCTAACGCATACTCATCGCCGGTATTACCGCTGACTACCGACGCCGACTTTGAAAAGATGCACGAACCACCAGCACCCGGTGATGCTGTTTCCGGCTTGACCCAGACGGACATTGAAAAGTCGTCATCCACAAAACTGAAATCCGAATGATCGGTAATTCCATGGTATTCAGACCTATCTAATTCGTAGTCGCGGGCATTGTTGAGAATCCCCGTACCCGACCCAACCGTATTCGTATCGGTCAAGTCGTGGCTGCCGTGGATGTCCATTAGATCACCGGATGCTTCATCCGCGTTGTAGTATGAGATCAGACCATCGATCAAAGACATTACTGAAGCCCAAGCCTCCCGGTAAACTCCTCGATCTGGGCGAGTCTATCGGCCCCCGCGACCGTCGTGTTTTTGTTGAGCATGTTATTGATATCAACGACCATGCCCACTACGTCGCAGCCGTCGCCCGCGACCAAACCAAACACGCTTTCCATTTGCGTATGATCGGCCCCGGCAATCGTATGCCCGCCGATGTTTACGATGTTCTCCGCGATAGCCCGAGCCTCGGTCAGTATCGACGCCAGCCGAACTAATTGATTGCCGGGCTGCTTGCTTCTGTTAACCACAATGTAATCTTGCGCCATGACTCATTCTCTTTCTCTAAAGATATTTTCATTTCCCCTGAATTCCACCCAACACGGAAAGGTACGCCGTCGCGAAATGGTCCCCGACCCCGTCGAGCTTAGTTTTTCTCCACGACGCCCACCGCCCCGCTACTTGATTCCAGCCCTTCCGGATCAGCCCGGGGTTGTGCCGGACGTTGCCCCGCCAGTCAATGTAGACCTCGCGACCGACGTGGCGATACCCCAGCCGCGGTCGCGAGCAGACGGCGTCGTTGTTGTTGACTACCCGATACGTCCGCGTACCCAACTCGTAATCGTACTCGCGAGCGAAGTGGCGGTTACCGACCCGCGGACATCCAAACAGCCAGACGTCGGGTTTGAGTCCGCCTACTTTGATGCCACTAAACAGAACATTGATTCCCGCCCCGAGCGAATGGCCGGTTCCCATTACTTTTTTGTCGGTATCGTCTAGCCGCCACCACTCGTATATCTGGGCAGATAGCTCGTCCGCGACGTCGTTGAACGCGGAGAGGAACCCACTATGAACTCGCCGCTTATCGATAGCAAGCTGGTTTTTTGTCAGCGGGGATTTGATGACCCGGATATCCTTCAGGACGTCCCAGACCGACGTCGTCCCGCGGAAGGCGTAAACGACCTCGTCGTCGTTGGCCGCCACGTACGCCTCGGTATTATTATTCTCGAAGGACTTGAATCGCGTAAAGCCGAGCGACCCGGCGATGTCCTCGCACTCCGACCACGGCTTGTAGGCGGCGTTAGCCAGGATCATGGCGCGTAGGGCGTCGTCGGGGTTGAATTTCATTACGCCCCCGTTTTCTTATCGTCGGTAGGCTTTCGGTTCGCCAGCTCCTTCCGAGCCGC